GTTCTTTTTACCTTCTGCTTCTTCAAGTTCTTCTTCCTCCAACATAGGTAAATCTAAAGGTACTTTTTTACCTTCATACATCCCATATTCACCTATATTAGTTTCTTCTAAAATTTGTTTATCATCATCATTTACATGAATAATTTCACGTAAATATAAGTAACGAGCTTCCGACCATAAATCAAGAAACGATTTAGAGCCATAACGGAACGTGTTTTCGGTGAGTGGGAGTTTTTTATCCACGTGATAACGCAGATTTTCCGATAATATATCTTTTTTAACTAAACTTTCGTTTAATACTACACCAGGATTACCTACGTTATCGCAATCATGACATCCACAATTGCAAGAATCTTTTTTAGGTGGTGTAGATAGTACTTCTTTTATAAGTTGTCTTAAACGTTCCATATTAGTCTCTAAATAAAGCGTCAAAATTCATTTTCATTTCAGCTGAGGCAACTGCTATATTGGCTAGTAAAGCTTCATTGTCTAGAGAATCTATTTTTTCATTGGTAATTTCAACAAAATCTCCTAAACCATTTACATTTACGTTTAATACATATCCTCTATCTTGACCCAATAATGGTTTCTTATTGAGTTTGGTTTTAATCATTACTTTTAAAATTCCACTAGCAACATCTTCAGGACTAGCACTTCCACTTAAACCAAGTTCTTGTAAAATGGCATCAACTCGTTTGAACAAATTTATTATTACTTCAAATTGATATTTTTCAGCAAATTCTTTTAATTTAGATTCTTTGTAAAAATTTAACATCAAACGAGAAGCATCTACTAGTTCGGAAGTTTTAAATGTACCTGGGTTGGCTGCTGATTCTTCGGGGAATTTACCTTCTTTTAAAGCCTCTAATAGACTTTTAAAACCAAATAAATTACTTAATAGACCATATGATTTTTTATCTCCAAAAAATTTACCTAAGGTAATCATTTTTGAACCATAATCTTTAATTTCAACACCTAAATTGTTAATAACTAAATCTGGGTTATCTGCACCCCGCCTATCTTCTACTTGGAATTTGCCTGTTTTATTGTATTGGAATGCCCAATATGTTGAAACTTCTCCATTACCTGAACCTGCGGTTTGTTTACCTGTTCTAGCGGCTATTGGTTTAACACCAAATAATTTTTTCCAAATTTCACCATCTGCTCCACTTAAATTAAAGTTTTTACCTAATTCAAGTGGTGTTTGACAAATAGGAATTTGTTCAACTCCTAAAGCATCTTTAATTCTATCGTCGTATTCAGTTTGTTGTTCATTAAGTGGAGCTTTAGTATCAATAACTTCACTTAACAATTTATTAAGCAATGTAACATCCTTAGGGTCCTTCATATCAGGGTATCCTTTAGGAAACTTATAAGCTATGCTATTTAAAAATTGTTCTAAAATATCCATTATAATTTCATATCAGCTATTTTTTTAACAGAAACGGCTAGACTGTTTTTTTGCATTGCCGGACTCATCCCTCCCCAAACAGCATCTAAAACTTGTTTTAATTCAGCAGGGTTGTTTATTTGAGATAAAGCATTTTTTCCTGGTCCTTGAAGGTAACCGATTAATTTTGCAACCTCAGCCGGGTCTTTTTTAGCAGGGGCATTTTCAAGTTCAAGAATATTTTTAATTTCTTCTTTAATTAATTGTTTTAAATCTTTGTTTTTCATGGTATAGAGTTGTTTATTTTGGTGTTTCTTCTGTTGGTGGTGTTTCAGCAGGTGTTTCTGCAGGTGCTTCTTCTGTTGGTGGTTCAAATCCTGGTTCTGCTCCTGTGGCTTCTTCTTTAGTTCCGTATCTTAAAATTTGAGCTATAGATTCAGCTGCACGTTCTTCTTCTGGGAGATTTCTTAGGTAATATTTTTTACCTTCTATTTGAGCTATCCAACTACGTTTACCGTAAATTAAATAAAAGTTTTGTCCATTTTTTAAATTAATTCTAAATGTAGTAGGACGTGGAGCAACCCAATCAATAGATTCTAAGAAGTTATCATACCCACTAGTAAGCAAATCAATTATAATCGACTTTAATTCTGGGAATTTGGTCAATTCATCGTATTGAACTGCTTCTTCGGGGGTAACAGTATATGTTGAGTATACTTGTTTGACTAAACCTCTGATTCTATTTTTAAGTTGGTCGCGAGTCATTATTTTTTAGATTTAAGTTTAGCTATAATAGCTTCTTTAATTTTTGCTTTCATAGCTTGTGAAGTAGCAATTTTACCTGCTTTCTCATCAGACATTCCTTTAGCTTTTAATGCATCGTATATTTTACCACGTTTTTTTATTTGTTTTTTAGACATTTCATCAATAGCTCCTTCTTCACTTGCTACATCAACCATAGCATCTAATTGGGGTTCTTTTAATTCAAAATCAAGATAATGTTTTGCAGAAACTAGCATATCTTTTGCTTTGATAATTTTAGATTGCCACCAATGTGGAAAATCAACTTCTTGTTCACCTTCAAATTGGTCAACCATTTTGTAAAGTTCCATAGCATATTTTCCAATACGATATAAATCTGCTTTAAGCATATGTGGTTCATCATCTTGATGACCTAAATCAAGATCTTCATCTAATTCAACACCTTTTGCTTTTAAAATATCAGCTTGGGTTACTTTACCATCGCCTGTTAAATCAGGGAAAGATTTTTTCTTTTCTTCTAGTGGTTTTGATAAAGCCGCTTGAATCATTTCTTTTAATTTTTGATCTTTATTCATTGGTTCTTCAGTTGGTGTTTCTTCAGTTGGTGTTTCCTCAGCAGCAGGTGCTTCTTCAGGTTGTTCTGCTTTTTTCTTTACTTGATTAACAGCAATTCCATAAGCATACATTTCTCCATCTGCCCCTCTAGTATCGTATAATTTATCTAAACGAGTATCGATTATAGATTTAAATTTAGATATAATTTCTTGAGATTGTTCTGGGGTTGGGAGGAAAACTTCATTTAAAGAGTTAAAAGATCCAACGGAACCATTTACTGAATTTCCGTTGGATTTTTTGTATGGGCCATTTTTAACTCCTTTTCTAGACATTTTTTATTCTGCTTTATCTTCTGCAGTTGAAGTTTTCTTAAATTCAGCGGCTAATTTTTTAATTGTGTTAGCAGCACTTCTTGCTCTACCACGAGCAGCTTTAGATGATTTTGAATGGTTTGCTTCTAGATCAGCTACAGCTTCTTTAATTGTGTTTAAAATTTCAGTTGTGTTCATAGATTTTATTTTATATAGATTTAATTGTTTACTCTTGACCTCCACCAATATATTCGCTAACGAAAAATTTTAGTGTGTTTCCTACTTGTGTTTCAAGTTTTTCATTGTTCATTCCTTTGGCAATTTTAAATGCACTCATTAAATGGTCCATTAATTCACCTTCTGTACCTTCCATATTTGCAGCTACATCTTCTAAACCACCACCAGTTGCAGGTGCTTCTTCAGCAGGTACTTCTTCAGCAGGTACTTCTTCAGTTGTATCAGTTGTTTCAGTATCAGTTGTTTCAACATCTTCTACTTCTTCGTCTTTTTTCTTTTTTGCTTCCTCAAGTTCATCACCCATATAATCATCTTCTAAATCTCCCATATGTGGATAATAACTAGATTCATCATCACCATAATCATCATTTGGATCGTAATCATATTCATCAGGATTTCCCAATTCAGCTAAAATCATTTCACGGATTTTTGAACGAAGACCTCCTTCATTTAGATTTTCTTTTTTTATTATTGGATTTAAATTCTCTATAGCTTTACTTTCTTTCAAGAATTTTTTTAAGTCAAAATTATCTGTCATTTTATTTGTTATTTGGGTATAAATATTCGGAAAGTAATGTTCCTATTACTCCTACTTTCTGTCTTATAAAAATCCATTCAGGAGTTACGATATTATGTTCATCAATAAATGAAATCCCCATCACACCTATTAAATGATTATTTAAATCATATAATCCAACCATACATAGAGATTTTGTTTTAAATTGGGATGTTAATACATCAACCCCAAAGGTATTTTCTTCAATTTCTACATTTAAAATTTCAAGTTCTCCATTTTGTTGAACTTGAGATAAAGCTCTACCAAATAAAGATACTGGAATATTCTGGAATGTTGTTTGCAATGGGGGAAGTACTGGGTTGTATTTTTCATAGAACATGGAAAATTTTTGGATTGATTTTCCTGTTGGATAGAAATGGCCTCCATTATGGAATTGAGCTATCCAAACTCTATCACAATTTAATTCTTGCATTATGTCATCTAACTGATGGTCAATTAAAGCACTAGCTTCAAGAGCTTCGGTCATTAACATTGGTTTAGCTTTTTTTTCCATTTTGAGTTTAAACCAATTTACTACAATAGGTCCGAGTACCGCAGTTATTAATGCTACTGCAATAGTTGTGATCATAGTTAAATTTTCCATTTCATTTTTTTAGAGAGTTTAAATATTCAATTACTTCACCTAACGATTCTTCTGCTCGTTTTTTATCTATTCCACCAACCCATTTTTGAACATCACCTGCTTCGGTTACAAACCCTTCATTACTTTCAGATAGTTTATCTTGGATAAAACCTTTATATTCTTCTATGTAATGGTCAATTTCTCTATTATATGTTTCTTTACAATAGTCTTCCCATTTACCTTCAACTTTTAACTTAGTTTCAAATACAGTTCGACAATCTAAACAATGACCATATGATTTAAAATAATATGGATCTAATTGTTTTTCCATTACTTGTTTACAGTCTGGGCAAAATAATGGGATTGCTAGTGATTTAAATTTATCTAATTTAGTAACATTTTCTTTAATCCCATCTCGGATAGTCCAAGTTTTACCTTTAGATTCCCAAACATCACCTTCTTTATGTTCTTCTTCTTGTTCTCCAGTATAACCAATTCCTACGGTTGATCTATCACCGTATTTACCTTTAACTAGGTTACGAAGACGTTCAACGTCTTTCTTTTGAAATTGTTTTTTTAAAACGTTATCTGACATTATAATCCTAATTGTTTTAGTTGTTTAATCGTATTATTGGCAGAGGTATGTAAAATTCCAATCCCTCCTTGAGCATTCCAATTATCAATTGTATCTGCTCTGTCGTCTATAAGTATTCGATTTTTTGCTGAGAGTTCTTGTTTGAATCTAGCTGGTTTAAAGTAAATCTTTTTCATGTTATCTAAACGTTGAACCCATTCACGTTTTCCTTGTTTAGAACCAGGATCCATTGATGGTGCAGTTAGAATATATGGGTTATATTGTTTAATATAGTTCCAAAGTGTTTGACCATCAGGCATCCATTCTAGGTTTTTCCAATAATCATATTCTGTTAAACCTTTTTTTTCTAGACTTTTTTTTAATAAACCCCAAAATTCATTTTTATCTTGAAGTTTAACATGTTTTGTATGTTTACCTGTTAAGTCCTTATATCCTTTATCAAAGTCAACTAGTACACCATCCATATCACAAAAAATGATATATTTTGGTCTTATAACTTCATATAAATCAAGTAAATTTGGCATTGTTTTTATTTAAAATGTGGGTAAATTTAATGCCGGTAATCTACCTCTCCACAGATCTAGTATTTCTTCTTTTTCTTCTGGGGTAATATCTTGGGAGTCTAAATAATCGTCTATAACATCTTTAAATGATCTTTTTTCTTTTTTAGCTCTTAAATACATTCCTTGGAGGTTAGCATCTATTTCTTTTTCTAATTTAAAATATTCTGATTGGGGTAAAAGTTCCATTTGGATCATATCTCGAATAAATTGATCGTCTGGAATGGTTTTTGATGGGTTTGCACTTTTACCTTCTCCATGTGTGATATGTTCAATTTCATGGCGAACAACATCTTTTAAATTCATAGAAATCTCTTCCCAGTATTGTGGGAGAAGTGTAGGGTCAACTTGAAATTCTATTTTTAAATATCCTGTGTAAGGATTAACACCCCCATCAACTATAAGTTTATCTAAACCTTTTACAAAATCTAAACTAGCATTTAATTTGATTTTTAAATCAGGGGTATTATAGTTTTTTTTTAAATTAGCCATATCCTCACCAGATTCAAATGATGTTTTCCAACGTTGAAATATATCTGAAGATATTATATTTGTAATCTTATCGTAACGTCCTTCAGTTAATACACCTTCGGTAATGGTATCTGTCCAATTTCTAAACATCATATTACCTTTTTCATATGCCTCTCTTTCTATTTCAGGTAAATCACCTCCTTCATTTGTATTTTGGGTTGTAATGTTATCTAATTTCCCGTTACAATTTTGTTCATGGTGAATCATTTCATGCGCAAATGAACGCATAACATCCTTTGGATGACGATCCATTGTATAAAGTACTATAACTTGACTATTTGGATTGTAATATGCTGTTTTTCCAAAGAAATCTCTAGCATTTTCAACATCATCCTCTATAAATTTAACTTTAGGTAAAGGACGAATGTTCATCCCCTTACTTAACATATATTGAATTAAAGACGATAACATTGTAGGGTAACTGAATTTGCTAGGTTCAGCATACATTATTTCATTGATTGGAGTGTTAACTAAAATATCCCAAATTTGTTTTCTATCTTCATCATTCAGTTCAGTAGGTAAATAACGTTGAAAATCCTCATAATTACCCGAAAGCATAGATGTACGTGCTTTAGTACCACTTACGCCTTGATCACCGTGTAAAACAATTGGTTTAAAATTATCATATTTACCTTTTAAACTATCAAAACGTTGAATATCTTTCATATCTTCCTCACCTCTAACTCCAACTACAGGAAAATAGAAATTTTGTGGATTGTTTTTGATAATTGAATTTACATCTGATATAGGAGAAGAATTTTGAGATATTTGGATTGTTACATTGGGTGGTAAATATTTTTGGTAAATATCCCATATAGCTTTACTTTCATCTTTATTTACTCCATCCCTTTCTTTATGTCCTATTAAAACTAATACTTCATTTATTTCAGGACGTTTTGCTATTTCATTAACCAAATAAAAATGACCTGCTGTGGGTGGTTTAAACCCACCAGGGATTAGAGCAATAGATTTTCCTTCTGCTTCTAATATAGGTTGTATAAGGGATTTAACGAGTGAATTCATTTACTTTATTTTTTGCCATATCAAACGTATCAAATTCACGTTCTATATTTAAAAGTGATTTTATTTCTTGATTTGTTTTTTCTTTTTCTGCTTTTGACTTTGCTAATTCCTCTGGTGATTTTTCTCTTCCTATTGGTTGGGGGAATAATTTTAAAATTGCTTGCACATCAAATGTAGGGTCAGCACCTTCAGGGTCATTATTTAAAATAACAATGTTATTTCCAAACAATTGTCTATAGGTATCAATGTTTTTTACTACACCTTCCCAACTTTTTAATACAGCACTTGTAGGTAAACTTCTACCACGTTCAGCATTACGTTTTAAAGACGTCATAGGTGATACATAAAGTAATATCATAAATGTATCGTACCCCATTGCCTCTAAATCTTCTTTTTTCTTAAGTAAAGGTCTTGAGGCAGCACCTGTACCATCAATTATGATATTTTCTAAATTTGATAATGCTTGGGTTTCTTTTTCTTTAGTTACTACTCTAGCTTTTCCCATTAATTTAGCGGCAATGGAAAGTTCTTCAGGTGACATTGAGGCAAAATCTTCTTTACCTAGTTCTGTTTTTAATAGTTCTTCATAAACGTCATCTACGTTTATTACTTTAAATTTTTGAAGACCTAATTTGTTAAGTATAGTTGTTTTACCAGATCCAGCAGGTCCTGCCATAAAAATAGCTTTGGGCTTTCCTTGGACCTCTTTAAGTAATTGAACTAGACTTATCATACTTATACATATTACAGCTCTCTTTTAGCTGTTGTTCTAAATTCTGTAAATGTCGGTGAATGGGTTGGGTTTTCTAGGTCAAATAAACGTTTTACTGTTTTAAAAATATCAATATTTTCTTCAAATGAACGAGTAGATTCAACTATTTCCCATCCTTTACCTTGCATTTTATCTTTTGATGATTTACGTTTAGATGATTTTAACCACAATATGCCGTAACGATTTATTTTTTTACCAAAACATTCTTCATAACACTGGCCATAAACTGCTGTTTGTAATTCATAGGTTAATTGAAGTTGATTTGATGTTTTTAAATCTAATAACCATAATTCACCGTTAATTTCAACAATTAAATCACACGTACCAGCTACTTTTAATGTATCTGAAAATAGATGGACTTCTGTTTCAACTAATGTTGGTTTGAAAGTTTCCCAAAATTCAACAAAACGTAAAAACATTTGCCAAACATCTGGGTTGTATTGTGGGCGTCCAAAACTATCTAAAAAATTTAATTCTTCTCCGTTTAAATAAGCTTCACACAATTCATGTACTTGAGTACCTTCTTCGGCTGCTTTTTTAACAATGTATTCGGATGCAAATCCAACTTGTTTTAACCAATTTTCAAAAAATTTACCTTTTGGGTAATAACCTAACACATATGTTACAGATGGATAATATTTTCCATTTCTTCTATAATAGCGGGAATCAGGTAATGTTATTTGTTGTGCATCGTCTGATATTTCTAAAATTCTATCATATGATTTTTTAATATTCCTTTTTTTCATATAGTTAAAAGTTTTTTCTCCATTAGTTTATATTGTGTTAAAGGAGAAACTGTTTGTACTAATCTAGTAAAGTTTTCAAAACCTAAATCACTTGGATCTTTTCCAGATAACTCTACAAGGTAAACTTCCTTCCCAATATCTAAAAGTTGTTCACAAAAGCCAAGGGCTTGTTTTATAGCATCGTTATCTAAAGCAATATATATTTTTTGAACTTTAGATTCAACCAATTTTTTCATTAATGTTGGTTGTATATTTTTACCAAATAATGGAATAGCATTTCGTTTTATTGCCATAGCATCAAACGGACCCTCACATAATATAATTGGTAAATCCCAATTAACAAACAATTCAAACGGTATTATATCGCGAGACGTTTCAGGGTTGCGGTACTTGGTGTATGGGTCTTTTTCAAATGATCTCGCGGTAAAATAATTTAATTTACCGGTATTATCATATGAAGGTATAATTATCATATTGATAAATGGTCCTGAATTGCAGTAACCAATGTTATATTTTAAGATATCTTGTTTGGAGATATTTCTTTTTTTAAGATAAGCTAGAGCATGTCTTGCTATAATATCTTTATTGTCTATAAATGTTTGAAATTCTTTTGGGAGTTCTAAAGATATATGTTTTACTTCTCCTATATCATCTATGGAAACATTTTTAACTAGTTTGCCCAGTTCTTGAAAGTATGAAGCATCAACTTGAACTTGTTTAAATAAACTTTTAATTGTTTTACCTTTTTTACCACAAGTCCAACATGCCCAAGGATTATTTCCTTGACTATTTTCTGTAAAATTAACTTCTAGTTTTGGTTTATGATGATGGCAAAATGGGCAAGTGTATGCTTGGTTTCCTCTAGCTGTTCGTTTTCCAGAGCCAAGTACAGAATTTACCAAATTAACTAATAGCTCATTTACCATGATATTAGTATATGAAACCTATTTTAAATATCAAAGTCTTTTGAAAAAAACTTACCTAAAATATTTGTATTTAACCAATCTTGTGATTCTAAAACACCTAATTGGAATTGATATTTACATTCAAAATATGTAAGTAATTTTTTATTACTCACTGTATGTATTATTTCGCGGGTAAATTCTTCTTGTTTTTTGTCTTTGATTTTTTGTTTGATGAATTCCTCTGAGCCATAATAGGTTTTCCAATCAGATTCTTTTTGGATTGTTATAGTTGTAGATTTTCTACCTCTAGTTACTGGTTGTTCAGCTAATTCTTTTTTAGTTAATTTTTTCTTAACATTATGGTAAATTGATTTTTTACCTAAATATTTTTTACCAGTTGGGATATGGGTTGTAATATAAATGAAACCAAATATATTTTCTTCTAGATCTTCAAGTGATTGAATTTCCTTATTTTGATATAACCACATTTTAAATTTAAAATATTTTAACTTTAACAGTATAATCCAACCCACCACCAAATGAACCTATAGGTGTAATTGTAATACTATCTGTAGATTGTATTACATAAGTATAATCTACCCCTTGGGAATAAACAGCGTAAGGGTATGAAAGTGGGAAAGTTAATTGATCATGAATAAGCACATCAATACCAACATTATTTAAGTTGTGGGTAATAGTAAAAGGGGTTGTTGTGTTTATAGTTTGGGTTGTACTATAACTACGATCATCAAATAAAGATGATGAATCATTTGAAGATATTTGGCCTGTTGAATTATTGTAAAATAATAATTTAGATGTTTTTGCAGATGTTAAATTTACTACAGATAAAGAACCAGTAATTATTACACTTTGATTTAAAGGTGTTACAAATGATGCTGTTGTGGCTCTTGAAGCACTGGTTGAGAATGAAGAACTTAATGCATAAGATGAACTTAAAGCATATGAAGAACTTAGAACATATGAAGCACTTACAGCGTATGAGGCACTTGTTGCAAATGATGATGAAATAGCATGTGATGCAGTTATAGCATATGATGCCGTTAAAGGATTTATTAAACCAGGTTCTCCATTTATAGGGCCAGTCATATTAAATGATCCTGAAAGGGTAATATCATATGCTACTGCTCCAGTAAAGGCGTCTATGGATTGGGAAACGTGATATGCCTCAACTATGTTTCCTGTTTCAATTCCTATTTGAGTTAACGTATTTGCCATTTGTAATAAATATTATGAAAGATCTAGATTAATTATTATGTTAGTATCAGTTATAGATGATATTGGTAAAGGTTGAGCTAATTTTGCTACAGCTAATAATTCTTGATTATTATTATATAATCCTACTGTTGTGACATATGGATCAAAATATGAACCTGTTGCAAAATCATATAATACTCCACTATTTGAACTTCCAGAAATTAAAGTTGGGTTTTGTGAAAAATTAAATTCATTTTGTCTAATAGTACATTTATATTGGGTTTCATATATAGTGACTGTACTTTGGAAGGAACATGTTAAGGTTGTAGTTATAATAAAGTCATTTATAAATTGTTGATCTCCAACTCCATAAGAACCAGTTCCATATGTTATATAACCATAACCATCTTGTCCTGGGATTCCGTCACTAGTTAAAATAATTAAACCATGTTCATATATTACGTCTCCTACTTTTAATGAACCATATAATATATTTCCTAAACCGTCATCTTGTAAAGTTATACTACCTGATGTTAATGTTATGGTGGTTGGTTTTAAATATTCTCCAAATAAAGTTGAAGGAATTGATATTACACCTATTGTATCACCTGATCCTGTAGGAATATATCTATAAGTTGGTAAAGTAGTTGAAAGGTAATTATAATAATTTGGAGTATAAGCGGGTCCTGTAATAGTCCCATCTGTGTTAAATGAAGCAGTACCTGCTGGGGAGCCTGATGGATTGGTTAAATAATTTGAATAGTAAAGTTCTTTAACTGAACGGTATATTAAAACTTTATCTTGGATGTTTATTTGTCCGGTTGGGTTTGAACCAGATACCCAAGGTAAAGATGTTATATTTTCTCCTATATACCTAGCAATTCCAACCTTAGCAAGTCCTTCCTTACCTTGAAAAGTAAATGATTTATTTACCTCAAATGGAGATACAATAACATCAGAAGTTATAAATGGCTTTAATATACTCATTCATCTTAGAAATCTAATTTCACTCTAACTAGAGCTTCTTTTGTAAAGTCTTTCAATAATGGTCTTGATAATTTAGCTACCGCTAATAGATCATTACTATCGTTGTACATTCCAACAGTTGTAATATATGTTTGGGGAGAATTAATAAAATTACTATAAATTACCTCACCAGTTGATCCTGAAATAAATGATGGGTTTTCAGAATAGTTAAATTCACTATTTCTTGCTCGAACAAATACATAATCAGATGTAATTGTTTCTTCTGAGTTTAAGGTAAATGATTTACCTCTATTAATTGCTGCGTATAAACTTGCATTATTTACTCCAGTATCAGCATCACTTGATCTAGTTGGAAATAAATTTAATGATTGTGAAAGGGCAAATGGGTTTAATATTATAGTTCCTAAATCTGGGAAAACTAAACCATATGATCCTGATCCAGCTACATATCCACTATTTGGAAGAGAACCTGCTGTTCCGTTTGATCCTGAAATTAATTGGTATACACGAGATGAGCCAATAAATGTATTTACAGGGTTATCTAATGAGTCATCTGTTAGATTAATTACTTTATTATTAGATCCTGAAATTTGAAGGTTTAATGATCCTGGAAATAATGATTGTTTATATCTGGCTCTTTCCATGGATAAGACCCAAAAATAAGATCCTGTTATAATATTATT